TCTTCCGATAAGGGATGGCTGCGGGGTATCCAGCGCTAAAAACACATGTACTTTTAGGCCATACCATACCACCCGTTGGTACCCTATGGGATTTATTATAACAAATTGTTATTCAGGACTGGAAGAGCCTTTGCTGCTGTTGCATCGTCTACATAGAACCTGAAGATTGGATTCAACTGTGAGACCACCACTCGATAACGGGATTATGTGATCCACAGTTAAATCGTTGGTTGCTTTACAAATAGAACAATAAGGTTGCAATAGTCTTAGTTGTTTTGATAACCTTTTCCAATTTGCATCGTAACCCCTATCAGCACGTGAAGGACGAGAGGTTGCTTTAAACTTCTGATACTTCTTATTGCAGATAGGACATCTTGGTTTATCTGCTAACACACCACAATCTAAGCATGGTTTATTCATTAGCGTCCGATTTTTTAGATAGCTGTAGTTCGGTGATTCCTATTATAAATTACATCACTGTGATTGTACAGAGGTTTCTACCATCAACTTAGCCAACCTCGACCACTGTTCATATGCCCATTGGTGTGTGTTGTCATGTAAACAATGGACATCACCATTAGGTTCTAATCTTAAACTACCAATGCAGTCTTGTACAGGACACTTCACTGCTTTAGGTGGTTTTCTCTCACCATAGATGATAGCTCTTAATGTTGTCCATGGTTCTTTAATCTCATTGTAGTAATCAGTCCACAGTTCACCATCAGCTATCCAATCATTATGAGTATCCAATAGATGATGCAAGATATGTAGTTTGTTTGTTTCTTTAGTAGACTTAAGGCAATCAGTGTTTAAGCTTCTCATTTCTACTACATACTCACACCATGCTTGAAGCACACTTTGAACACCTGTTTTAGCAATAAGATCTACAATCTGGACATTGATTACTGATCTATCAGATAATGAACCTCTACCTTCTTGTTTAGAAGATACTTGTTGTCTAAGGGAAGGACTTGCAATAAGTAGATCTATAAATGCAATTAACTCATTCAGCATTTTTTTTAATCTTCTTCTGCAATGTGGACAAGCACCTTTCTCGCTTACCCCTCTACAACTAAGGCATTTATCCATTTTTCTTCCTTAGCTTTTCCATTAACAATTTAACTTCTTCTGGTGGACCTTTTCTCTGGTGATTATTGATGGTTATATGATGATTAGGGTGGCCACCAGCTTGACCTCTACCGCTGGCCACAGCTGTGACCTCAGCCGCAGGACGTTCAGGGTCGTCATTATGCGTGGACAGGACATCAGTGACCTGCGGCTTTTTGTATAACAATCTGTAACGATTATTAGAAATACCAGCTCTAGAGTGCTGTTCTATAAACAAATAGTTATCAGAAATCATTTGGTGAATGATTCTGCGGATTTGCCTCACACTGATCTTGCACTTATCTGCCAAATATTGTTGACTTGGCCAACAAATACCTTGGTCATCACAATGATCTGCCAATGCTAAATGGACAATTAAAGCATTGCCATTGTAAGGAGAGTTTTCCCATACATAGGTCATCGCTTTAACTGACATTAGAACACCGCTTCTGTAGGATCCCAAGCAACTGGATCTGGATTCTTAGTTCTTGGTGTGCCATGATATTTTTGCACAACAATTTGCTTAGCAATAGTATCAACCAGAACCTCATATGACGAGCGCTTATTTCCGTCTTTGTCAATCCATGTCGTTTGCTTAATTGTTCCTGTAATGGTTACCAGATCGCCTCGTTTGATGTTATCTACAAGAGCCTCCGCGTAGCCTCCAAAAGCTTTGCATTCCCACCAACTTGTATCTGCATCTACCCATTCATCATTGACTTTCTTTCGTGTATTAGACACAACGCTGAATGGAACATACGCTTTACCTTGCTGCGTAAACTTAATGTCCATATCTTTGCCAATACGACCTTTGATGGTTATTGCTGCACTCATTTTTGCTCCTTTAGTTGTCGGACTAGATCTTTTATATCTTTATTTTTCATGCCACCCCATACTCCATACACTGGCCAATGCTTGATTGCATAACCTAAGCAATTCATTTGCACTGGACAGTTCTTGCATATACTTAAAGCTGCTCTTTGTTCTAAATTCGTTGGATGTTCACTATCAGGAAAGAACCAATCAGGATCTATGCTTGGATCAGTGCAATTGGCATTTTTAGTCCATTCTGCTGCTTCAACCTTAAAATCTAAATCTCTAATCGTCACAAGTATCCCGCTTCTTTCAGTAGTTGTATCATTACGCTTACTGGAACACAAGCTGGCCAATTTTCTATATCAGCTTCGCCTTGTCCATTCTGTCTTAAGACAGCGATGGGGATAACGCCTTCTTTAATTCTTTTTGCTTGTTGTTTCATTGCTGATTTAGGATCGAAGTCTGCTCTAGCCTTCAATTCCCAATCAACTCCGATAACTCCTTTTATATCTGTGCCTGCAGCTGAAGAACTACTTGCTTCAGCATAAACCCAACCTTCTCGTTTAAGGTATTCAGCAAAGATCAATTCAGTCTCTCGACCTCTACGTTTTCTAGATAGGTTTGTCATTCTTTGCCTCCCCATCCGTTACCTTTGAAAATAGCGGGTATAGCGGTAAAAATCTTTTGCATAACCTCTCCACAATCACATCTAGGACCGTGCTCTGATACTGAGTGGCTGACTTCAACGGTGATTCCACATCTTTGGCATTTGTAGTCATAAGTTGGCATCATTTATCCCAGGAATTCTTTAACCAACCTGTTTTAAGAGCTTCCGCAGGATTGGTTGTAATCCAAAAATGGCAGTTATGGCAAAGAGCTCGGCAGTTTTCGACTTCTAGAATAGATCCTCCACGCGCTCTACTTTTAACTTCATGCACTTCTTCTGAGGCTTTTACATGACAACGTTGGCACATTGGATAAGTTTCTAGCATATATCTAACTAGAATTCTTCTTTGAATGTACTTGTTTGCCATTTTTTTACTTCTCGCTCTCATGTATATTGACCGACACCTTCTGCACTGAACTGTTGTCTAATTGCGGCTGAAAGTGATTGCCCGATAGATATTTGAGATCTTAAAGTGTTTATTCGTTCTTTAATTGCTCTTACTTCTGCCTCTGCAATTTCCATTGCTAGACGTAAATCAGCACAAGCCAAAATTGCTTCTTGTCTTCTGACGTCCATCGATCCATTTGATTGCAAAAAAGATCTTGCATAGGCAACCTCATAAGAACCTTTTGCTCTTACTGCTTTATCGTCACTAATAGCAATTTCATCTGTTGCAGAGTCTAACATACGAGAAAGTTCGCTAAGTCGCTTGACTACTTCAGCTTGATTAGGCAACACGGCGTTTTCCTTTCTGCTTTGCTTTACAATCAATGCAAAAATGAGGATTACCCATAAGTTTATCTAAAGCATAGAGATAAGTCCATGCTCCGCATGCTTCACATCTAGCAACTGGCTCAGTCATTGATTTTACCTGCCAAGAATCTTTCAAAGCGAGTTAAATGATCCGGAATGTTGCCTTTTAGTATAGATCTAGCAGTGTGACTGATCTCGCCAATTGTATTTCCAGTCCACATTGGTTCGTAATCCTTAAATGAGCCATTAAAATATGCCTTAATCCATTGAGCTTGTGGAATGTGTTCATCGTAAATGTGTAAACTACCTACAACATGTACATATTGACCCATTTCAACATCTAAAGCTTTGGCAATTGCACCTTGTAATGCAATAAATTGAGTCAGGTCATATGGAAGACCTAAAAATACGTCATTGCTTCTCATGTTTGTTCTAGCAATTAACTTATTGTCTCTGATGAAGTACTGTAGGTTTAATGTACAAGGAACATCTTTTACATCAACATTTAGATCTTTATTTGAGTCAAATATAGTCAAAACTGCTTGTCTTGTAGAGTAATCTTTCTTTAATTGATCTACAACCTTATTGAGATTACCGTGAATGCGTGGACCATAAGCACCATGAAGTATTCCATTATCCATGTACTTTCCAAACACTTGACTGGTATCTGTCATTGCTTCTGGATCAGTAACTTGTCCAACAAGTTGTAATGCTTCTTTAATACCAATATTATGGTTAAGTTTACGGTTTTCCATAGATACAGGTATGTTCCATGGCTTTTCAACTTGTAAAGTGACGTTAAGCAGCTCTCTAGTGACCATACCACGAGGAGATATTGCTTCACCATGCTCAATTACATATTGAGTTGCTAACTCTAAAGCTTCGCTTGGATTTTCTGTAATTATATGCATTACCTGACCACCTCACTATGGATTATTGTTTTGTCTAAATATTTTACTTGTCTAAAAGCTTCTACAAATAAAGATCTTGAATGTAGAACAAAATCGATCTCTAGTTCTTCACCTCGTCTTAACAATTCTTCAGCTATCGCATCTTCTGATCTTGTTAATAGGATTAACCTAGCTCCTAGTTTAGCAAGTTCCCAATTGCAATAATCAAATGTTGTTTCATCAAACAATGATACTCTTCCATAGATCTTTGGCCATACAACTTCACCTAAATGCCATCGATCTAATACCATGTTGTTAGAAGTTAACGGTCGAATGTATTCATCGGACCATAACCTTGTTCTAGGTTGTTGAGCATGTAAATATTGTGCATTGTATCGTTCAGTTAACTTTTGAGCGTAAGTTGTTTTACCTGTTCCATCAGAACCTTCGATGATTGTAATCATCTAATTTCACCCCATTCTCTGAAACTATCAACTTGTGAATGGTCCATTATAACTGGTTTTACGTCACCTGCCACATTCCACAATAAAGTTGAAGGTGTTTTAGGAGCAGATGTTTTGTCCAACATAAATCTTTCTAGACCTTTGCAATCATATGTTGGTGCGGAGTTAATTTCCTCATTGATCTTGTCTGCATACTCAGCTTTTTCTCTGAAAGCTTTATGGTAAGTTGTAACGTCCGCTCTTCCGATCTCTCCTGGATGTAGGTTTCTTGCAACTGCAATTCCGTGGAAGGTTGCATTTGGCCAAGCAATTTGGAGAGTTCTCGTGAGAACTCCTGTACTAATAACTGATACAACATCTCTTGGTTCATCTCGGTCTCCCCATTGTTGGATTGTAGATTTGACTCCAGCCGCAACAACTAGGGGATGATCTAAACCAAATGGCACAAATTGAGCATTATTTTGTTCTGCCCAATCTTTGGCATACTTGTTGAGAACTGGCATTGCTGCAATTCTTCGAAAGATTGGATTTGCTCCTCTTTCAATGCAGACTAATTGATGGTCGCTGACCACTTTTGAGGAAGGCATAAACAATGTTAACTTTTTGTTATATTTCTTTGCAAGAGCAGCTAATGAAACTCCTGCCCAGCCGACTCTTGGTTGTACATAAACTAAATGATCTGATTCCATTGTTTTGACCAATAGATCTCCCCATCGACCTTTTGTGCCAACTCCAGTCACAGAATCATCCCAAATTGTTGCTCCATGAAATGTACCTATATTTGGCGCTTGTGTTTCATCAGTCCAATCACCAGCAAGATCTAACCACTGATCTCTATGCCGATGTGAATACTTACTTGACGAATCTGTAGTTATCTTAAACATTGTGAGCCTCCAAATGTTTATTGTAAGTCCAATGTTTTGTGTGATGAGGTATAAGTGATTTGTTTGTCACTTGCCATGGTTTGAGATGTTCATAACCTTTTGGCACATAACATTCAACGTATCGGACATAATCACAAGCAACATCTTCTAAACTTAGACCTTTACCTAGATTTCTTTCATGGTCACGAGAATCGTACGGTGATCTGAATTCATCACAAATGCGATCCATTGCAGCATCTAGAAAGTCTTTTTGCTTATAACCTTCATTCTTGAAGATTAAGTTCAATGCTTGAATAGCATTAGAACCATAGTTAACTCTGCTCCATGGATCTATTAAATCAGGAAAATATTGAGCAACGTCCATTACAAATGCAGTCATAACAAAATGAAAGCATTTTAGACCTTGAGCTTTGTGCCATTCATTTATCCAATCTACTCCATCTCGTATTGACATGGACAAAGGATTGTAACTTAAATGAGTATAAAAATCTTTTACTAGATGAGGCATATACTCTGCTATATAGAGCTGAGATCCACGAGGATATTGCTCATTTGGCTTTGGAAACTGTGGTATCTGATTACCAATACTAGTAAATATTGGTCTACCAGACTTCATTTGACTCAATACAAAGTTTCGCATGTGAATCATGTTATCAGCTTCTAATGCCATATCAGAAAGAATGCTGTTCCTAAATCCATGGTCATATGAAAATGAAGCACCTGAACCAGTTACTCGGTGAATCATGAATAAAAACATCCAGTCCATTGGATGTAACTTGTAACTATCAAAGCGCTTATCGATTTGCCATTTTTTAGGATTGTCACTGCCATGCCAAATCTGCTGGATAGCATTACTAAATCCAGCAAACTCACGATCTACCGTGTCATAGATTGTGATGTGATGTTGCAACGGATCATCTACGTGAAGATCTTCAGATGTATCACGACCGTTTTCACTAGCAATGTTAATTGTTTGCAAAACAACAGCCTTCTCGTAATACTTCTTAAAGTCTTCCCAATAAATAGTTTCAGTTATTTTAGACATCTAATAACTTCCCTGGATATACTTCAGGAGAAAAGTTTTCATAGTTATTAACTAAATCCCATTCATAAAACTCAGGAGATAAATGGACAGACCCAGGTTTTTCCATATAAGTTTTAGCATAATCTTCTGGATCTATCATGTACCAATTTGTTGGCCATTGATGAACATTCTCAAATTGGTATTTCATTTCATTAGTAATAATGCCCATAAGTCTATCTCGTGTTGTCCAAGATCCATAAAATGGTGTGCCTTTGTAAAATCCAGTTTTAGGTATTTTTCTTTCTTCGTGCTCAATCGGATATGGAGCAGTTACCTCAAAAGTTCCTATTTTACCGCTTTGTTGTAACCACTCAAGTTGAATCTTAAGTGTTGTAACTAGTTTTCTAGCTGATCCTTCTGGATCTAATTGGCGGCATAAATGATGACGAATGTCAACGTTGCCGGCATAAATAACTAGATGAGGTACAAAATAGTCAGGCAAATATGAACTAACTCCTCTTTCAGTTAATCCATGAAGTGTCAAACCATCATGACGATAGACAACGGTGTTTGCTCTATATCTAGAAATTGAATGTGAGTCACCAATAACTACTCGCTGAATATCTAAAACTAGATCTTCATGCTTAATAACTTCACATTTCATTAGATCACGAATCTTAGTCCATTCTGATTCTGTAAAATCAAAATCAGTCTTTGCGGCACGTGGACGTAGAATTCTTTCAATATCACCTATAGGCATATCCAAAGCTTTGATATTTGCAAGATCCATATCTAAAACTCTGGCAATTCTGTCTCTTGTTTCTCTAGTATAACCACCAAATAGATTAAAGACTTCACCTTTGAACTCCATAGGAGTTGATACTAACCATGTGCCTTCTTTGACAAGTTGGTCATTGCCAAAAGCAACTTCAGATTTAGTATTAAAAGCATTATCGACCATGCACTTTTGCATTCTCGGCCATGCAGATCTATGACTAGCAATTCGATCTGTAAATGAGGTAACTACATCATCTAGTATGTATTTCATTCTATGTGCTCACAAGCAATTGGAGTACATAGAACAGCTGCATCATCAAATGCTCGTCCACAAGTTTTGCACTTTCCTTCTACGCCATCGTAACCTAAAAGCTGACGCTTGGCATTTTTATCTGCTTTTTCAAAGTAAAGATCTAGAATGGACTGTTCATTAACACCTGCGACTAAGACTAAATTAGCCCAGAAATGAAGTACATCTATCATCTCTCCAACAAAAGCAGCACGATTAAAATGCCGACTAGTAGCCCATGGCTTCCAACCAGTCTCATTCAATGCTTCATGTAATTCATCTGTTAAGGCCAAAGACATGTCACGAATGTATTGAGCTCGTTGTTCTTCATCAAGAGTAGTAACATCCACTCCGTATGACTTAAGTTGTAGTCTTCTTTGATTATCTAAAATCATTTGTAAAGCACTCACGGTTTTACCTCCTGTTTTAATGAAATGTTAAATGATCTTGCTAACTCAGCAATGGCACCCAGATCGTAAATCGTTCCATCTATTAAATCAGAATACATGACAGAAGTAATTCCATAACTAGCAATTACTTTTATACATTCAGAACATGGATGATGAGTACAATACATATAGCCATTTTTTGTTTGATCTGGTGTGCAATAACGCAATGCGTTCACCTCTGCGTGTATCACAAAACCACGCCTAGCGTCTCTATCCTCCCACGGAATCGTGACGCCAGGCGCAGCCCCATTGTAGCCGATGCTAATTATGCTTCTATCCCCGCGTAGAACACATGCACCAACTTTTAGATATGGATCTTCGCTGCGATAGGAGGCTGCTTTCGCAATCTCCAATCCATATTTGTCCCAAGACATTCGAGTCATGACTCAACAACCGCCAGGTGTTTAACGATAAGAGCAATCTCATCATCAGTTAAGTCACTACTCGAACTTATTTCACGGCTTACTAAGCCGCGTACTGCCGCTAGGATGGCATCCTTCTCCGTGATGCCTTGCGTTCCTAGCAACTCTACTATTTGCTTCAAACCAGGATTTGCACGTTTCATCATGACTTTATCTGGTTTGTTGCGTTCAATTGCAAGTTCTACTTCTTCTTTGCTTGCAATTGCTTTATCGATGCCAATACCTAAAGCGCCAATGGCTCTACCCCAGCAACTTGTTTCAAGGTTCTGTATTTCACTACCTCGAGTGAAGTTAGTTTTACCAGGTAAATATTCTTGAGCAGTACCAACACCAGGTTTCTCATCTTGTGGATTGCGATAAGCATAAGCTCTACCTATTACAATTACTTGATCTCCAACTGTCTGGAACTGCAAATCAGGATCCATTTGCAATGAACCTTCTGGATACTTCTCATAGAATAGTTTAATTCTGTGAGGTACATCTACATAATTTTCAAGACGCTTGTCCATTTAATCCCCCTATTTGTGTCAATAAACTTTCAATGTGTTCTAATCTGTTTGCCAAATCAATAACAGTTAGAAAAGAATCCCATGCTAAATCTGCATCTGTAACCTCATGGAAAGTTGTTCCGTTAACAGATACATGAACAATGCCTAAACCATCTAGTACAGGCAAAGATTGTTCATTGCCTTCTTCATCAAGATAGAAATCAGCATTTGCGTATGCTGCAATTTGCATTGCCATTTCGCCATAGACTCCAGCGCTGGTTTTCCAATCACAAAGATAAGTCTTACCAGCTAATGGACCATTGCCAAACTTAAGAATTGCATCAAAAGTACCAGCATAACCGTGAACTCTGTTTGCTACAACTTTCTCGGTCAATACAGGAATTACTTCCCATTGATCTAGCCATTCTACGTAGCCGTTGACGTATTCAGCAAACTCTCCAGCAACTTCTGCTTCTCCACCATGAATGATAGTTTCAGCAATTGAATGGATCTCTGTTCCTCGTGCTCCAGCTTTGTCTCTTTGATTCCAAGGAATCATTTTTAAGAACTTGACAGCTTCTTCACGTTCACGGTTAATTAGATTAGGAAGATTTGCAAAATTATCATAGACATATTCTGCAACTAGTTTTGCACTCCAATATGGAAGTGCAGGTTTAGGCATACCAGATCCAATGAGAGTGGTAACACCTTTGACGGGTTGGCCATCAAGAACATACTTGTGACCACGCTTTGTTTCAATGCGTTCTAGTCCCATGAGCTCTTCAAAGTTCTCTTGGTAAAGAAGTTAGCAAGTCCTTTTTCGTTTGCCTCAATTAGTCTTGAGTATCGACTTGCATAATTATTCGAAATGGCAAATTGGTCCCCCGAAGATCTAATACCAATTTCCCATCGTAACTTGTTAATTAGCAAATCAATAGAACAGATATCGTGACCTGCTGATTTCCATTGATAAGCAAGATCAACTAATTGACGATAGATGTGTGGATTCTCATGATGAAACTTGTTGAACTGTTCATCAATCGGATCTGCCAATAAAGATAATTGCTTTGGTTCAAACCATTCCCTGGCGGTTTCTGACATTTTATGCCTTTCGTTTTAGTTGAGTTGGTACTAGTTCATTGCATTTTGAGTTGACTGCCCAATGTGTCCAACCGGACCAATGGTATTTTGCATTCAACGCTGCTACAAATCCTACATCTTGGTAGATAGGTTCCCATTGATCTATGGACTTTGATTGCAGGTGTTTCACCAGCTTCTTAGTCTTAGACTTCGGCATTCCATAATCTACTAATCTGTTTGCAACCATAAAAGATAAACCATGTCGCCATTGCTTATCTAAGAATTGCCATCGTCCTCTGGCTGAAGACTGATCTCCTACTGCTTTGTAGTTACCTCTAGATTCATGATGGCTTACACATTTTGCGTAAGCAACCTGATCTTTTGGAACTCTTGCTGCTGCTGTTTTATAGTCCACCGCATTCGCATTTGGTGATACTAATAAAAAGGCTACAGCGATTGCCATGACCTTCAGACATCGTTCCTCTGACGGCGGACAGATACAGCATAAATAAACACAAACATAGTTGCCTCCTAGTCGTTGTGTTAGTTAGCTTTTGGTTCCATTCATCAATGCATCTAATGCATCTTGATAAACGTAACGTAAGTTCGAAGGTGTTTTGTAACCTTCAACTTTTCCAAGATCAACCCAACGTCGTACTGTTCGTGAGTTGCGTCCAATGAGCTTTGCGGCTTGCCCTGTTGTTAGGGACTTTCTACTTTCATTTGTCATATGCATATCCTAAACTGTCCGTAGTGACCATGCGACCATTGCCGCGCAGTGTTTTATCAGCGGACATAACATAAATCTATTTTATGCTATACAATCCGCTAGCGATTAACCGGTTTACCTGGCGGTTCTCCGGTTAATCGTCCAACATACATTCAACCATAGTTCCCCAGCAATAACCACCATCCGTCCACCATAGATTCATGGACACTTGCCAAATTGCCCACAAACCAATTAAGATGAATATTGCTCTAACTCGTTTGCCACGTTTAGTTAGTTTCATTACTAGTCTCCTTAGTTTGTTGACAAGAACAGACTTCGACATCATATTCCTCCTGATAAGAGTGATAGATATATCCTTTTCCATAACATAGATTACAAGTCATTGGATTCATCCAAATCCCAAGCAATCTCAGAGTTTATGCATATTGGAACAACACAAACCCATCGCGGCATTCCACTGTATGCTCTACTAGAAAGCATGACATCAGATCCACATGCGGCACACTTTAATCTTCCTGTTTTTACGGTCATGGCAATCTCCAATATCCATAGACACATCTAGTTTCATTTCTTGACGGATCATGAGTGTCATATATGACACCGTCAATTACCGCCACAACATGTTTTGAGACATTGGCGATGATTCGTCCGTTAGGTAACTCATCTGCTTTGAGATGGACTTTGCAACCTGAACCAATAGTCATAGTTGGTATCCATTTAAAGCCAAGATCTTTCATGATCTTTTTAGTCGTATTGTTTCTGATACCAGTACGACTAGATGACTTTGTGCGCTTTTTTGACTTACGTTCAAAACCTACATACTTATTTACATAGTCATAGATTTCTTGATACGGCCGATCTGTAGCAATGCAGATGGCACGGACGACACAGTCTGAAGCAGATCCTTTATAACCTGCTGCAGCTCGTCCACCATCATTAAATTGAACTTCCATTTTTCCTCCTGGCGGTTAGTGGTACTGGACCATTATACACTGCGGACTTTTTGAGTCGAAAGTTTTTTATGCAATTCAGCACAATTTGTGCATATACTCGCAATGAAACGCTGACCGTTGTCATATTGATACCAACGATTTTGCATATTGTTGGTTTCCCAACCACACATGTGGCAAACTTTCATGATTCAGATCCTCTCATAAGTCTACCCCATACTGCAAGCATTTCAATTTCTGATTCGAAACGTCCATCAGCTTTTGCGCGGTCAATAATTTCATTGACGCTAGATAGTTCAGGATAATCTGAACGAAGTTTTGCAGCAAACTGAGTTGCCCATTCTTTAGTTAAGTGAGTCATTACTTCATCTCCTTTGATGTTGCAACTGCAATTTCCATCAAAAGATCATCAGCAAATTGTTTTTCTTCTTTTGTCCATGTTAAATAGTACTCGTTATATTCATCTGCAGTAACACTTAGATCTGCATAACCAAGTACTTTCTTTTGTACTTCGAATTTACGTGGCAATCCACAAGAATAGTTCCAGCGAATTTGCTCTTTTGACATTGTGTTCATTTTTTTTCCTCCTGGCGGTTAGTATGAGCGGTCGCTCATAGGATCAATATACACTGATTGTGGACATATATCCACCATTTGTGGAAATGTTTCTAAAAGATCTTATTTACTAGAACATCTGTTCTGGCCGGTGGCACATAAGTTAACCAGAGCCATCAGGATCCACCAGGACGCGGGTTCATTTGTGGTGAGTATAAATATACTCGGATCGATATGTCCGTGGTCCTGGGACGAACCTGGCCGCTCGATCTGGACATATCAAGATCTAAAATGTTCCAAAAGGATCTAAAAAGATCTTTTCCAATGAAGTGTACAAAGGACGGTGGACAGTATTGAATGTACCTATGAGCAACCAACCGGTTGCCATAAACCGCCAGGAGTAAAAAATGGGAATAGCAATCGGAACTACAATCACAGTTACATTCGATGCAAAGCAAATCGCACAACTTGATTGTGTATTGCAAGAGTTTGAAATGAAAAACTACATGCAAGAAACTGAACACCAAAAAATTAACGTTGAGCGTGTAAATAATATTTTCAAAGCTTTACACGAAGCAGGATATCGCTAAGGACGAAACACTCCGTAAGGAGTGTCCAGTGTTAAATGACACTGCTGATGAGTCCATCAGAATAAATCGCCAGGAGGAAAAAATGTCAGTACAAATCCAAAACGCAGCACGTCGCAAGGCACCATGGATCAGCACAGCAACATGGGTAAATTCAAGTGACGAGCAAATCTCTGCAGCTCAAGTTCTTGAGAATGCAAATCTTGATTGGGAAGTTCAACACACTCCACTTTCAACTACAGCAATTAACAATGACGGTGTGACAGTCGTTAAACTCGAAGACAAAGTTGCTACAACTCGTGTGAATAAGGACGGATCAGCTTCTGTTCTAGGTATCACTTCTCCTACATATACAATTGTCCAGAACAACGACATTGTCAACATTGTGGATTCTGTTATGTACGAAGCCGGTGCAATTTATCAGTCAGCTGGTGAACTACGCGGTGGCAAGAAGATCTTCATGGCTGCAAAGCTTCCAGACACTTTAGATCTTACTCTTAAGAATATCGATCCAATCGAATCCTTCTTAGTTGCTTCAAACACTCACGATGGAACAGATTCACTTCGCTTTGAAATCAAGTATCTTCGCTTGATCTGCACAAACGGAATGACACGTTGGACTAATGCTTCTTCTATCTCTTTCCGCCACTCAGCTCGTATGAGTGTCAAGATCGAAGATGTTCGTGAGACTCTAGGAGTTGTTCTTAAGTCAAATCAAGAGTTTAACCTTCTATCTTCTGCTCTTCTCGAGAAGAAAGTTGCTAACTCTGACTTCTGGTCAATTGTCAAAGATGTTCTTCCACTAGATGAAAACAACATGACTGAGCGTCAACAGAACAATGTTCGTGAGCGTCAGCAGACTCTTCTAGGTATCTGGAACGGACCAACTCAGGAGAACATCAAAGGAACTGCATGGGGAATTGTTAATGCTTTTACAGAGTACGAACAATGGACCCGCACAACTCGTTCAGCTAATGATTTTGCGGCTGGTGAGCGATTCATGATGAATCAAGGAACATCTCTTTCAGATCGAGTCTTGGAGATGGTTCGCTAAGACAAAAAGAAAAAGGCCCCTGCCGAAAGGCAGGGGCTTCTTTTTTGCTATTTTAATCTAAGAATGCAATGTGATTCTTTCCAGCTTTTGTTTGTAATGCTACTTGTACTTGTCCACCACTATTGATATCGAATCGGATTGCAGTTTTAACCGCTTGTTCTAAGATCTCAATTGCATCTTCGTATTCATCTACTTCGTCAATTCCTAGCGCGTGAGCAGCTCCAAGAGCAAGTTTGGCACCTGTTCCTGTGGTGTAGACCTTATCTTTTGTCTTTTCTAGTCCATACACTTCATCGATAAAGTAGATAGTTCCATTGACTGCAACTATGAAATCATTCTCAAAAGATGATGGATAGCCTTCAGATTTGATGTCATAACCTGAGATTCCAAATGTTTTACGTAGATTTGGCACAAACTGAGTGACCATAAACTTGTCTAGATTCTTTGCTCTAGGAGGAGCTGGTGGATTAAAAGCATGTTGGATCAGATTCATGCCTCGGACTAAACCTGCAGCAGAAACTAAATACTTGCCATTCTCTGCAATTTTGCCCATAGGAGAACAATCAGCTCGCATGTCATAACCGGTTGTTTGAGTATCTGCGGCAATGATGCAATAGTCATCATGCTGAAATGCAATGAGTGTTGTCATTTTTCCTCCGTAGCCAGTTCTCCGCCAATAGCCATATAAGCTGCTCCATCAATCCAACCATCTAATTTCTCAGGTGATTGAACTAGTCTAGCAACCTTTACTTGATTCATGCATAAAGCAACTTGCCAAGGTTCTACGGTAATGCCTAAAACTACACTCCAAAGCTTTGCAATGCGGTCATGGTTTTCTTGTGGAGTTCCATAATCTGCTTGCCTGTCGTTATAAATTAAACGTGTTGCTTCATCTAAGATCTCTTTGCGATTCATTAGTCTAGCCAAACTTGATAACAAGCAGTGACACGACCTCGTTCGGGATCAATGAAGTGGAGTCTTTGAGAAGGAACACCTGAGGCGGCCATAGAGTCGCGCGCGTACCTATTATCGGACTCTGTTGAACCGGTCCAATATACTGATCCAAGACCATCTGAAAGCGGTTCTTGTGCATGACGATGGTAATGACCCAAGTATATGTCTTGAAAGTTCCAGTCGTAAGCTCCAGCTTTCCATCTGTTTCCTGCTGCTTGCCATCCGGCCGGAGAAGCAAAACCAGATCTACCAACTTCATCGCCATGCATAAGAAGAGCTCGATAATTGCCGATCTCAATGCGCTGAATATCTTCAACACCATGGCGTGGATCCCATGTCAGTCTTTTAGCAGTCGCTTCTTCAGAACATAATAACTGACGAGCCAACTCATAACACATACGGTCAAAATTATCAGACTTCGGTACGTCCGCTCTTTTGTTTCCGATTCGGCCATGATTTCCCCATTCTGCAATAACAGTTACATGATGGTAAACTGCTAATGCTTGTCGTACAACATCTACTATTAAACGGCTAACTGTTATGTATTGGTCGTATAAACTAAGATCTATTTCCCATAGTTGAGCAGGATAGTTAAAAAGACCTTCGACCATATCTCCGCCAAAGCAAATTACTGCATCATTCACTGGATGATCTTGTCTTTGTATTTCGGTAATTTTTGTTGCTTTAGTTGTAAAGTCCATAACTCTAGTTCTCATGATTTCTGAGTTATAACTAGGAGTTACTTTTGCTCCTTGCCAATCAGTAAGATGCCATAAAGCAACTTCTGCTCTTTTGCGGCGTTTATCTACCTTTGGACCTTCAATTGGCTTCATTGGTCCTAAAGCCAAAGTTGCATCTTTACATGCTTGGATTGTGGCTTCTACTAATTCTTCTGTACGTTGTTTTGCTTTGGACAATTCTTTTTGTGTCCGTACAAGAGTCTGACGAAGTTCTGAAACTGATTCGTCTACTTCTAGTTGCAGTTTCTTGGCGTCGTCAGATAAAGTCATGGGGTCCTAAAACACGGGCATTGTTTTTTGCGATGGACTGTAAGTGCAGTATTTCCTAGTTGAAAACCATGCGCTCTTAGTAAATTAACAATTTGCAGAATAGTAACTTTAGATTGGATTAAGTTTTCTAAAGCATCTGAATCAGATGGCAATAGTTGAGATTTAATTTTGCCAACCACACAGAGTGGTTTACTTTGTTCGTTCAAAAGATCATTTATAGCTTTTGATAAGTCCCCCGAACTCATCATTACTTACTTCCTAATCCGTATTCTTTTTCTTTTGGATCAAGTGACTTAACAATTGGAGCAATAATAGATCCAAGTAGTACTGCATATTCAGGGCGCATATCTGCTGCGATTGCAAGAATTACGGTAATACCAGATGCTGCGACTGCTCTTAAATAAGATTTAATTGCTGCTTTATGCTTCGGTTTGAGTTTCATAACACTCCTTTAGTTCTTTGGACGTGCAATTGCCATAATTGTATCGTATTTTCTGCGTTTTAGATAGAACCCGTCACCATTAGATTGGCTACCGGCTTTATTGTCCGACGTATTACCTTCCCATACATTTACGTATTTTAAGGTTGTATTGTGATACTGGACAATTCCTACATGGTCTGGTTGAGCATCTGTATCAAACTGGAAGAATACAAGATCTCCACGTTTTGCTTGACCAATTGGTACTAACTGATTGCTTTTTGTTAAATACTTAAGCCATTCATCACAAGAAGCATAGCCTTTTGGTTTGCTTTTTGGTGCAACTTTGCTTAATAAACCTGCTTCATGATAAACTTTTGATGCTGCCATTGCACACCACGGTTGGTTATTAAGTCCATACCACTTGCCAAAAACTGTATCGTTGTTCTTGCCTTCGGTATAACCGATATAACTATCTGCTATTTCTTTTAGGTTTTTCACTTTTACCCCTATCAGTTAGCATTGTTATTACTAACTCCATTTGTGTTTCTAATCTAGTTACAGAGTCTTTAAGACTAGATCCGCCATTTGGCTTTAATTCATTTAGGAAATGTTTAACTAGCCACCTTACGGCCACTACAAACGAACCTAGTATCGATATGACCGCAAGTATTAACGCAGCCCAGTCATTCACAGTCATTCTTCTCCTTGAGTTTTGCTTCGAGATCCCCCACTCTAGCTGTCAACATTGCTTTGTCCAGAGCTAGCAGACCAATCTGCTCTCTTAGTACAGCAATAACAACATTGATGTCTAGTTCTGTTTTTTCGTCCATTAGTCGTCCCCTTGTTTTGTTAATTTAACTAATATAATATTTAAGTCAGGATGAAGTGGTTGTGCTTTTATTTTAGCTTCATCTTTATCAATTGCCGTAATAGGTTCTAATATAAGAATACCATCATTATTAAATCCAACTGCATAACTATTCATTAGTACCCTCAAGTATTTCTACTCGTGCATAAAGATCTTGAATTAAAGCAAGTAAGGCTGGAACCACATATCTGTCGTTCCAAGATTCAATAACACCTTCAACTTGATCTGCAGCGACTGCGTAAGCAGCAGCAACCTCTTCTGCAATAAAGCCTGGCAGTAAAGTACCAGCTCTATCATCTGCCGCATCCAAGTAATCTGTTTTATATTTGAATGCACGAACTGGCAAACTTAATAACTTATGCGGGTCAAGTTCTGTTACCGTACGAATGTCAACAATGTTTTCTTTATAGCGCTGACTTGAAGCTGTACTGCGTCTGGTTAGTCCAGTAGTGGCTGACATCCATGTGTTAGCAGCATTAGTAGTTGTTGTAGTATCTTGGTTGTAAAAGTTTGAAGGTGAATAAAGATCTCCAGTTGCAACTACTCCGAGTGAGTTTACTTCAAGGAATTTTGTAGAACTATAAGCAATAAGTGCTGAACCTGATGAAACATAACAAAGTGGATAAGTAGTAGCGTTAGCATTAAAACTTGTACCATAATGCATGAGTACACCAGATACAGATGCAGGTCCAACCCAACCTACTACTGAACCTGCTTCTCTAAATGAAATAGCATTATTAGCAGCTGAAACTGTTACTCGCCGAGAACCAGTTGAAGTTTGAAGTGTAAAAGCAGTTAAAGTGCCAGCTGTTAGACGGTCTACAGTAATCGAATCTGCTTTAATTTCTGCGCCAGTAATAGTTTCAAATGCAATTTCATCAGCAGTTAGTGTGAACAATACCATGCGGTCTGCAGTAATTGTACGGCTTGAGATTTTATCCGCGGTGATAGTACCAGCAGCAATTTGTGTTGCGGTAATAGTGCCTGTAGCAATTTTTTCTGCAGTAATGGTTGTAGCAGCAATATTAGATGCTGTAATCGTACCTGCAGCAATTAAAGAACCTGTAATAGTAGAAGCAGCAATTTGACTGGCTGTAATTGTGCCTGCGGCAATCTGAGTTGCTGTAATGGTACCTGCACTAATTTGTGCTGCAGTAATTGAACCAGCAACTAGCACAGTAGCGTCTAAAGACGCTGTTTGTATGCGGCCTGCTGCTAAAAATCCAGTCGTAATTTTGCCAGCGTCAAGGTTGCCAATAGCCAAGTTTCCAAAGCCGTAAGCTTCCCATGCGCTGCCGTTCCAGCGGTTTGGTTTATTGTCTTCTGCTGTGTTAAACCACAAATCACCAACTGAGTGCGTACCAGTTGGTGTTGTTGATTGCCTGTATATTTTGTTTTTACCGTCGGCTGTTGTTTGTGCTGCTGTTGCTGCTGCTGTTGCTGCTGCTGATGCGGTTACAGCTGCGGCAGCTCCAGCTTCTGCTGCTGCAATTCCAAGATCTTGAACAGAGATCCAAGCACTACCATTCCAAATATATTGCTTATTACCATCGTCTGTGTCAAACCAAATATCGCCTACACTTGTTGCTGTTGGCGGTGAAGTTTGATAAAAAGTTTTTATTTTGCTATCAGCAGTGGCTTGTGCTGTAGCAATAGCATTGTCTTGAACAGAAACCCAAGCAGTACCTGTCCAATAATATTGCTTATTACCATCGTCAGTATCAAACCAAATGTCACCTTCAGTTAATGGATAAACAGATCCATCTGGAGCAGTTGGTTGTCTATAAATCTTATTTTTGCCATTAACTGCAATTTCAATTGCGTCAATTTCAGTTTGAAGTTCATCTACTTCTTCTGTCGTTGCTGCGACAATAGGAATGATAGAAGTTTGAGTCATGCCTGTTGAAGTAACTGTAATCGGTGTAATTACGATTTGCGGACAAAGTGGCATTACTCCCCCTAAATGGTAATCGTGTAAGGGTCAACTACGGATGTAAAATAACTAACTCTCCAATTATCTGAAGTTATAGAATGAGCTAATCCTTCTACAACACAGTTAATTGTAATATTTCGTCCATCATAAGTTAAACGCTTTACTTGGACAAGATCATTTAGTTCTGTTTCTAGCATATCGGTTGCAAGCGCTCCAATACCGATTGCTGTAAAATCTATTTGTTCTGCTAATACAACTGCATCAGCGTCTTTTCTTGCAGCATATAAAGCAAGATTTGCAGCACTAGTTTCATTTAAGATAGGTGCATCTAGTTTTTTTGACTTAAGTCCATATGTAGAAACACTAGATGTAAACTTTGCTGTCTTTTGAGCTTTTTTTGGACCTCTAAATACTATTGCTTCATTGTAAACATAATCAGTTCCAGGATTAGTAATAATGCCATCGTAACCAACACTATTTGCATCGCCTTGGTCACTGAATAATAATCTAGTTGGACGGCTAAACTTATCGGCTAATGGAACAAGAGTTGCAACTCCTGATCGACTTACATAGAATCGTCCACCAACACAATTAGCACATTGTTCTAGCATTTCAAGACAACTCATATTTTGTTTTGTCTTTTGCATAACTGTTGTTCCGGTAAGACTACGCCCACCAGTCCATTCAGCAAGATCAAGTGCTCTAGTTGCTCTAGCGGAAGCTGCTTCTGAAAAATTACTAGTTGCCAATGCTGGTGCAATTGCTTTGGCAATTTGTGCAAGACCATCAACAAATGTCAATGACACGGTAGGATAAATACCTTGATTAACTTCGTTGTTCTCTAAATAACCTGTATAAATTGTTGTAGAATTGCCTTGGATTCTTACTTGCATTCCTGCAATTAAAATTCCATACCACGGACTTGATGTGTTGCTTGGATCAAAAGCACCTGACTGATTGTTAAGTACAACATCAGCAGTTCCAGCTTCTAAAAAGTCATTTTGATATTGCCTACCTCGACGGATCTCAACAGATAACAAAAGATCAGCACTGACAGCTGTAAAAGCTCCACCATTACTAAATGAAACTGTAAGTGAAGGTGCATTTGCTGGCATTACAGCACCGCAAACTGACTGCCACCACGTCGGCGCATAAGAGTTGCAAGACCATTCTTAATACCATTTACAAGATCACCTTGTGAAACAACAGAACCGGCCACGTTTACCGTGATGTTTCCACCGTTCATTGTTGTATTTTTAGCAATGTTTCCATGTCCAGCAGATGCTAGCAATGAGATCGTTGGACTGGAAATACCAAGTTTTGCTTGCTTAATTTGATTTTTCCTAATTGCTTCAAGAGTAATTGGATCAGTTTCTTTAAGTCCTTTTAATCCGAATTTATTGCGTAGTTTAAGTAACAATTCAGTTGCTTGTATTTCGCCTTTAGTTGCTGCAGTTACTTTATTTGTTGCTGATGTAATTTTATCTAGACCCTTAGTGTAATCATCTGCTTCAACACTAAGACCTTTAAGATCTACGCCAAACTTACCAAGTGCATCTGTTGCTTTATCAGAATCGCTATTAAACTTCTTTGCAGCAAGACCCATACCAACTAAAGCAACACCAAATGCTGCGGCACCAGCGGCTGCTGAAACTCCACCTGTAGCAAGAGCAGTAGCGGCAGCAGATGCTAGAGAGACTGTACGTAAAGCTTTCATGACAGTAATAATTGCTTTAATACCACCGATAAGAGCAGTTGTAGCAGCTGCAACTTTGCCACCAAAAAAAGCAGCAACAATTATTGCGCCTAGAGTTGCAAATACTTTTGCATTACGTGCTACAAAACTAAAAAGATCAAAAGTAAGTTGGAAGAAAGCAACACCGTAGGCAATTGCCGTCTTAAAGGCTCCAGCAAGTTTTGCACCATTTTGTTCAATCCAAGCAGAAAGTGCCGGAAGTACTTTATCTCTAATAACGCCAGCTAGTTTTTCTAAGAAAGGAATTAGTGCATAACCAATTTGATCTAAAATCTGATTAAATGCAAGTTGCAATCGGACTAACTGGAACTCAAAAGTTTTAGCTCTTTCATTTGCTTGACCACCAAAAGTATCACCAAGTGATTTCAGAATAGCGGTCAAGTCTTTGGCTTTAACTGCATCTGCATCAAGTGGAACACCCAGTCGAGTTAAAGCTGTAACATTTCCACCAACAGCTTTTGCAAGTGCAATAGAAACTGCTTGTAAGTCCTTGCCAGTCGCAGCAGAAACATCTAAAGCTAATGCTTGAAGTGTTTGCGCTTGTGTTACATCTCTAGTAGCTTGAGTTAAAATCTGAAGAGATGGAATCAATTCTTTATTATCAACGCCAACCATTAACTCAAGTTTGTCTAAGTATAATTGAGTTGCAGCAATTGCACCATCAGTTGCTCCGGTAACATTACGTAAAGCTGTTGCTAGTGCTGTCTGTTGCTTTTGATCTTCCATTGCACCACGGACAGCGTCTTTTCCAATTTTTGCTGCAAATGCTGCTGCGGCTAAAGTGGCTACACCAAAAACTTTTGCGGTCTTGTTGGCAAAGTCGTTAAACTTCTTTTCCATCTTGCCAATATCTTTAATTGCTGACTTTGTGCCTTTATCAGAGTATTGGGTAAGAATGCGGGCAACTACTGCACCAACTGCCATATTAGTTTACCTTTCCCGCTGAATCAAGATGATTTTGTAATTCACGTTTTGCGTCTTCTAAAGCTTTTACTACTACTTTTTCAATACGTGGTCTTTCTTTATCTACGACTTTCCAGACAAGACGAGAAGCTTTACCAAACCAATTAAGTCTTTCAATAAACGATCCACTTTTTTTATTACGTCCTGAAAGTTCAAATACTTTACCAGCATCAGATGTATTTAACAAAGCACCAGCACTTGTTGTGTAATCTTTACGAGTACGTCTTTGTGCTTTAGAAACAGTAATTCCTGCTTTAATTGTTGACTGATCCCAAGCAGGCCAACCAGAACCACCCCAAGTTCGTCCACTTACAGCTGCTGTTGGTCTCCAATTACGCATTGGAGTATTGGTTGTTCTACTCTGAATGCTATCTACTAAACGATGAGCAGCACCTTCAGCATTATTTAATTCAGTATTGACTATTTTGTTAAACTTAGCGACAGCTTTTTTATCAAACTCTTTCAGAGCTTTGATAGTTGGTTCTATACCAGTCAAAATGATTCTTGTATCGTCTTCCACTTATTTACCTTTTGCTCGCTCTTTAAGATAAATAGTAATAGCCTCAAGTATGCCTTCAGGCGCATCTATTAGATCTATTGGTGAAATACCAGTTTCCACCGAGATAGCTGCTACGTTATACGTTAAGCTGTCTCGGTGGATCCGAAAGAATCATCTGAGTCCAATTCAGCCGATACAATTGTATCTAAGAATTCTGGACCAAATGGTTTTACAATAACTCCGTTAGATTGCATACACTTCCATGCTAACCAATAAATATGCTCGACTTTTTGTTCTTCACCAAGCAGTTTAGGCATTCCCTTGCCATATTGTTGCTCGAATGCAACTATGACACGAGGAGTTAGTTTGTAAGTTATCTGATTGCCATCTGTTGTTTTTACTTTGATTCCAAGACCGTCCATGATTTCCCCCTTGTTAGATTAGGATTTGGTGATTGTACCACTGATTGGCCAAGTTACTGATGCAGTTGCAAGTTCACCAACGGCACCATTTAGTGGTGTCCATTCTGAAACTAAAGCTGTAAAACTATACGCAGGTGACGTACCAGCAACCGGGCGCACAGTCATTGAGACTCCAGTACCAAGTGTTGGGTAAATAACTGCTTCTAAAGCTCCTGCAGCATAATCTTGATTAAACTCAACAGCAACGCTGTTATCAGCAAGTCCAGCCACACGTGTGCGTGCGGTATTGCCAAAAGCTGTAGTTTCTACAACATCATAAGTAGATCCTAATGTCACAGAAGTAACATAAGATGAAATATCTGTTGTTCCGAAAGTAACTGCTACGTTAGTTAATACAATACGTGCCATTAGATTACCGCCTTAGTTACTTCGCCGCTGATTGGCCAGGTTACAGATGCAGTTGCTAATTCTCCAACTGCTCCATTCAATGGAGTCCACTCTGAAACTAAAGCCGTGAATGTGTAAGATGGATTATCAGCTGCTGTTGTCGAACCATTTGGCTTAACTACAACTGCTGTTGTAGCTCCAAGTAGTGGATAAATTGTTGCTTCAACATTGCTTGTTGCATAATCCTGATGGAATTCAATTGCTACTGAATTATCACCAAGTCCACCAATACGTGTACGTGCGGTTGAACCGAATGCAGTTGTTTCTACAACATCGTCATTTGTTGTTAGAGTAACACTTGCAATATGATCAGAAAGATTAACTGCATTGATAGTAATATATGCGTTGGTAAGAACTAAACGGGCCATTATTCGTCCGCTCCTTTTTCTATTGCTGGTTTGGTTGGTGTATTACTTGATAGATGTTCACCCTTGACTAGTGCTTCTGGGTTACAACCTGCATCGAGTAATTCTTTTTCGGTGATTTGTTCACCTTTTTTCTTGTCTCCGAATACAAAATTATCGGATTTTATTGTATATGACATTATGCTCCATCTCCATATATGGTTACTTGGTATCGGTATGATAAATATTCAACATCAGCAGCTTGATAAACTCCTGATTGAGCCGCAGTAACTCTAAGCGTATCGACTTCTCCACCGAGAGTACGATCTGATTCAATTGCTGCTTTTATTGAATAATCTCCTGAACCAGAAAGATATTTATCGAGCTTGTCTTGGCCTGTTCTTTCAGAGAATCTCTGGACAATAACCATTACATCTACATTTGCTTGATCTAAACCACGAGCATTGTTAAGATCAAATGTAAGATCTAATTGACCAATTATTGCACATGGTGGAACAATTACGTCAGGGACTAAATCATAAACTCTAAGTCCATCTATTTCTTGTAAATTGTTTTTTAATCCTTCTCGGACTTTACTTGGTAGCATTAGTATGCAACTCCGTTTAACTTCTTAAGTGGACGGATCAATGCTTCAACATCAGGATCGAGTCTAGAAGTTAATCTTACAGTTCCCATATCAACAGAACCGGCAACTCCAAACGGTGATTGCTTGCGGATAAACAATCTAGATGCTTGCAAACGTGCGGCCAAATTGATCTCTGAAGGTACTGCAGACCATCCCCATACTCCTGTTACTTTTACAGTTTGAGGATATAAACGAGGGAAAAGATATCGATCAACGGCTAAAATTCGTGTATAAGGCCAACCTCTACGTGGATTGTTAATTGGTTCTATCATGTAATCTGTTGCGGACCAAATTGTTGTGTAATTGCGGTCAAAGTTATCATCTGTTGCAATTTCGCTAAGCGAAATAAAGTCATCTGTATTACAGACCCACCAATCGTTTGGTGTGTAATAACGAACTACAGGTGCGGCAGTTGTGCCATCTTTGTAAAAAAATCTACCGGTGTAATCATCAATCATTCTACATGCAGCAGCAATTGCAGCTTCTATAGCTAAATCGTCATTGATGTCCTCGATTGCAAGAGCATTCTTGACATCCGACAGGGTGCAATAGGCGTTTGTTAGTGCCATGCGTTATCCTTTTCTCTAATTTAGGCTGCATTGCTCGTTCTAAATCGGGCAAAGCTGTTGCTGTTTGTTTTTTCTTAAATATCTTCATTACTTTGCCGTTCAGTATGATGTCCTTCATGTAACCAGTATCTTTTCTGATGCGGCAATATGGCACCTGTATTGGCATAAATAGGGAAACCTAAATGCTTGATTTTACGGCAGAATAGTAAGTCTTCACTTATCCATTCACCATTTATAGGTCCATCCCAAAACCAACACCAGTTCGTGCCTTGGTTTGGATCTGCTGTTTCGCGCATTTTCTCAAGTACACTACGATGGACTAATATGCAACCAGTACCGGCAGCATCAATCTCAAAAACCGCATTACGTTTGTAGTCATTTATAGGCGCAAAGCCTTTATTAGTATCATTAAAAATCAATGGAACAGGAACAGGATATAGGTTTTCATTTGCGTCCCAAGCTGCAAAATAAAGTCCTGCTACAACTGGTCTATCTTTATCATGAGCTGTTTCAATCAACTTATCAAATGCTTGGACACTTAATTGCTCATCTGTGTCTATCATGAGCAACCAATCAGACTTTGTATTATCTAAAAAAGTTGCAACTACACGATTACGTAACTTACTTAATAAACCAGATCCTTCAATTCTTATAAACGGACCTAATCTTGAACTTCTAGCTTGTGTCAATTGAATCATTGTATATGCCCAAGCAGCATTAACTGAACCTGGATCACATGCGCCAATTGAAACTTTATGTGACGATTTCATACTTACCCCCATTAAAGGTGTAGAGCCGATAAGTCGGGGGAGTCTTACCGGCTCTACACTATTGTTCTAAGCTTTGCTTAGAATGTTGGAGCTACCAAACCGGTGCCTGAGATAATCGAGGCAGCTGCTGGGTAACGACCTGCTGAGAAGGCTGCGTAGCCATAAACAACAGACTTGATTGTCAAACTACCAGCAGTAGTTGCATCAAAGTTCAATGCAAATGGTGTTCCTGGTTGTTCCCAAAGGTGCATTTCAGGTGCTGCAACGCAATAGATCTTGTCTTGATTTGTTGCTGCGCCGAAAGTTGTTCCGACATTTGCATCAGTGATGATTGGAAGACCCATCAATGAGTAACCTGAGTTACCATATGATGTTGCTCCTGCACCAGATGCAATTGTGTTCATTGGACCGCCTGCTGTTGGTACAACAAGTGGACGGTTTGATGAATCCACTGCTGCAATTAGATAAGCTAAGCGGCGTGGGTGCATGATCCAGTGTGTTGGTTGCTGGAATGCAGTTGTCTGAACCTGCTGTACAGCATCAGCGAGCTTAGGATAAAGAAGCTGAACTGTTGGAGCAGTTGATGTGTAAGTGATTGCATTTCCACCAGAATTATCAAGACCAAGAACTGTTCCTGATGTGCCATCACCGTTTAGGCATTGGCTATCTAGTGTTGTGTGCCATGAACGAATTAGGTCTGCAAGAATGAATGAATCAATTCCTGTACCGCGCTCAATTGCTTGGCGTGAGATGTCTTGCTGTCCTGCAACTGTACGCACATTGATAGTCAATAGTGTGTCATCTGCATCAGTGTTTGACACTGCTGAGTTTTGTGTTGCTTGGATTGCAGTTGTTGTACCTGTTGTCATGCGGCTGATATTTAGTGTCATTCCGCTTGCAGGTAGTGTGTGCTTGTTTGTAGCAGCATCCAAGAATGGACGGCCAGCACGTGCAAATGGTGCAGCTAGATCTGTTAGGTACTGTGGTACCACAAGACCATCGAAGTTGCCAGTAGCAACTGCACGATTTTCAACTTTTTCTTCACGCATGTGGCGTGCAAGACGCTCAGATGCAGCAAAATCATTCTTAAATTGTGCGTTGTACGCATCTTTTACGAATGAAACGTCTGCTTCTGGTGTGTATGTACGAGCTTCAGAGATAACGCGAGCGCCACCTACTGGTGTTGCAACTGGTGCAACTGCTGAACGGATTTCTGCAGCTTTTGCATCTGCATCAGCTTGTGTCTTTAGCTTTTCGATTTTTGTATCGAGTGAACGTGACTCTTCTACAAGAGCGTCAACCTTCTCGGTCTCCTCTGCAGTAAGGTCGGTACGGTTCTCTTCGGCAACTGCCTCAAGAACTGCATCCATTTCTGCCTTAACTGCATCACGGCGCTCGATTACTTTGTCAAGGTATGACATTGTATTCTGCTCCTTATGAGTTTAATCGAGGTGGTGGCGATAAGCATCACGGCGCTTTTGGGGTGTGAGTCTCGCTCCGACTTCGGTATCTGTTAACTATTTGCTAACAGAATATTATTTTGTGTTGTTTACTATTGCTTTTGCTAGACGAAGAGATATAGATCTTGGTACAGAAACTTCTTCAATCAAGTCTTTGTTTTCTTCATCTTCCATATAATCAGAATCTTCCATATCGTCTGCTGCAACTACTTCTTGATTTCCTAGTAATTGAGCCATTAGTTCTACTGACTTCATTACATAGTCATGACCTTCACTTAGATCTTCAAAGATGTTTTTAAGGACTAGTAAAGAGTCTCCAGATATTTCTCTTCCTTCTTTAACGGCATCAATAGCATTTTTTAGATGCTCACGAGCTTCTACTGAAGTCGCTGGATAAGCTGGATAAGTAACTACTGAAACATCACCATCAGCTAATGATACTTCAGTCAAAACACGCATAGTGCGGTCTTCATTCCACTTTTGTCTAATTACACGGAACGCAAAACTCATCTGATCTACGTCGCCTCTAGCAATAAGAGCATGTAGATCTCTTGCTTCTTGAGTATCTGCTAATTCAGCATCAAATCTTAATCCAATGTCATCTTCAGTTAGCGTCATTGTACCATTTTTAGTACGAGCTAATGGAAGTCCTTCATGATTAACTAGTAATCGGACATCAGGTATTTCTGTTAATGTTTTTCTAAATGCACCTTGAGCGATTGTTTCAACGAATGGTAGTGGGACGCTAGGACTATCAAACTTTGCTGCATATCCTGACAAGCGTAGCTTTCCATCGTCATCTGCCCGAGTTTCAACATCTTGCACAGTATATGTGCGTCGTTCGATTTTTTTCATTTTGCTCCTTGAGTCTTTCTCTTCATTCAACACTACTCCACCTCGTATGCTGCTTTAGGATCTGTTGGATCTATTGTTGAAATTGGTTGCAATTGATTTGAAGGCAAACCTGTGTGATTCATTTCAGGTAAACCAACAGCATCAATTACTGATTTTGGATCAAAACCTACTTGAATTAACTTGGCTGCAATATCGGCACGTAGGTTTAAGCCAACATCTTTTGCATCTGCTGCATCAATATTCTGTAACGGAACACGGTATTGATCTCCAGACTCTCCAAGAGGTGCAAGATCTTCTACATAACGGACATCATTTAGACTTAAGAAACCTTCACGCAGACCTTTTGTATAGGCATCATAGCGTTCTAATGTTGTTCCACGTAGCAAAGCGTCTAGATTAAACTTAATAAATCCATCTGACTCAGGAAGCAATGGTGATAGTGCTTGTTCTAGTCTTTCAAGTAAAGGTCTTAAAGAGTGTTGGACAAATGATAAGTTCTGAGCTTCAACAGATGCAAATGACATTGCTCCTGCAACAGGGTGGCCAAGCAGTGATACAGGTACACGGAATAGTCTAGCAATTTCTTCTACACCAAATCTGCGTACTTCTAGAAGTTGTGCATCTGCAGCATTTAGAGTAAGTGGCTTAAATGTTGCGCCGCTAGTTAAAATACCAAGCTTTCCTGCGCGATAAGGTCCTGTGTGTGACATATTCCAGTTTCGTGCAATGTCAGCAGCTTGTTCTTCAGTCATTTCACCTGGAGATTCAATAACTCCACCAGGATTTGCTGCATTTCCAAAGTAACTCGCTGCATAAACTTCTGCGGCCATAGCAGAGCCTAAAGTAATTCGAGCTGCTGCAATAGGGCCAAGTCCAAGTAACTGTCCAGGTAGTCTAAACATAGGAATGTGTAGCATTTCATTCTTTGTTAATACCATTGTTTTAACTGACATTGGATCAAAAGGTTGTGCATTATCGTAAAACTGATTTACTGGATCTTGTGCGTTCTGAGCAAGCGTAACTATGTATTCAATCTCGCCCATTGGATCAGGACGACGAATACGAACTTGGAGTGGGTTTATGCAGTAAAGCTCTTGAACGTCGCCCAGATCGTCACGTACGGTTAGAATGAATGCATTGCCATGAAGGTTAAGCGAAGAAATTACTTGCTCATAGAATTCTAAGCGAGTTGAATCTGGGTTTGGTTTGTTAATCCATGCAGGCATATCGCCATAAACAGATGCATAATTTATTCTAGAACGACCACGACGGACATAAGCAGATAGTGGCAAAGAACTAATAGTGTCACCTAATAGTCGGACACAAGCATAAACAGTTGACATGCGAATTGCTGTATCAGAGTTTACATCTACTCCTGCTGGAGTTGCATATAGAGCGCGGCCAGGTAAAAACGGTTCAAGGTACTGATTGTTTGACCTTTTTTCTCCTGCTTTACGCAGTCTATTCGATAGACTCATTTATCTGCCTTTTCTGTGCTTAGTTGATACCAGCCGTCTTCCCAAAGGGTCAACAACTTTTCAAAGTAATCTTGATACTTAGGTGCAATTGCTTTAAGTGAGTATTTTTCTATTGCTTGCTTTCTAATAAAATCTCTGTCAAGATCTTTTACGTCTTCTGCAGCTTTAATAAAGTCTGCAAGAGATCTACATCTAAAACCAGTAATTCCGTGGATATTAGTTTCTGTAAAAGCTCCCCAATCAGTTGTAATTGTTGGAGTTCCACAAGTCTGAGCTTCTACTACTATATTTCCAAATGGTTCAATGTAAGTAGTAGGGGCAAACAAAGCAATCGCATTTCCCATTAGTTCTGCTCGTTCTTCAGGACCAATATTCCCTATAAACTCGCCATAACCGGTGCCCTTTTCATTACCTGGACCTGCCAAAATTAGCCTTTTGCCTAATCTTTCACATACTTCTTGAGCAATTCTAAAACCTTTTCGCTCAATCATGCGGCCAATATAGAAGTAATAATTACCTGATCCTGATCCTTTTGGAAACATTTCAGGCTCAAGGTAACCATTTATAACAGCATCAAAAAATCCACCATCTACTGTCGTTGGATTTTTATGACCTGCATAGATCGAATGCATCCATGCATAAGACTCAAACACGCGGTATTTTGCAAAAGTTCCGCCATAACCAATGCCAAACTCTACTGACATGTGATCTGGAAAAGCATCTGCAATAGGTTTATGAGCATATCCACCAATAAGACAAATAAAGTCTTTTGGTTGAAGTCTATCGGTCATTTGTTTAATGACATTAGCATTAAAGATTTGCCAATGCGGTAAAGTTGTATCAAATGAAGCTGAAGTATAATGATTATTACCTACAGCAGCTTGTCTTTTATTTTCTGAAATACAAGTTACTAGTTCTGTTACAGGTGCTTCATTTTCTGATCCAGCATAAAGAATAACTTCATGGCCAAGATCTGTCATCATAATGCAGAAACGCCTTACCTTTTCAGTAAATGCGCAACTTGTAAAGTCTTTTGTTGTATTGGTATGTGGCAGTGATACTACGTGAAATCTCATTGGTCCCCCGACCTTGTTCACTAGAGTGCAGCGATTTCTTCTGCTGTTAGTCCTAAAGCTGCAAGCTTAGCCTCTGCTGAGGCTTTGGCTTCAGCTTTTGCTGTTACTTCCGCCTCATATTTTGCCCAACGTTCTGCTGCTTCTGTGCTCATACGTTCTCTATCTGCAATTTCTTCTGCAGTTAATGGTTCAATTGTGATTTCGCCAGTAGCACAATTCATTATTTGTTTAGTTAGTACGTTGTCCATTTTTCTCCTATTGTAGTCCGTAAAGTGAAAACATTGAACCAGAGTAAATATTGCCACCTGTTTCAGGGAACAATTCAATCCTGTTTATTGCCGCATTATTCGCCCATTTTGAGTGTTGCGACCAGTAATAACTTGTGGTGCTACCGCCACTATCAGACCAGTTTTGTGAAATTCCAAGTTTTGGAAAACTTGTATTTGTATAGTTTATTAAAGTTAAAACTGAATTACCATACTCATTAGAAACTGATCCATCTGTTGTTCCTGCTGGACCAAAATATGGTGCGTTATCAGTTCCTGGAGCATTTGGCGTAGCAGCAATTAAACGAATACTTGAATAGTTTGTATTACTAGCAGTGTCCGTATTCATTCTAGCGTATAAGACTTCAATTGCAGCGCCGGCTCTATTTGTACGTGCGCTTATTCCAAGCATGAGATTTTGATAATTTGCAGGAATATCACTAAAAACTACAGTTGCTTGATTAGATGTAAGGGTTTGCGTTTGGATTAGTCTCATGTTTGTTTATATCCCATACACTGAAAAAGTAGTAGTGGTAGTAAAGTTTGCATTTGCAATAAAATCCAGTCTATTTATTGCATTTGTACTATAGTAAACTCCACCACCATACATTAACTCTTGGTTCGCTTGTCTGTGGCCAGAGTTTATATGCATGTTTTTGTATTTTGTGCCTCTATAATCTGGCAAGTAAAACTCCATTGTCCATTCAATTGAAACACCAACTTTATTACCCATGGCTGGAAATGAATTTGCAAGACCGCCTCTTCCATCAGTTCCTTGGCCAATACTTCCATCTCCGTAGATTGAGTAATATGCATTACTTGTAGCATCATTATTTAATCGCATTTCAATAATACCAGTAGAAGCAAGTGATCCACTGGCTAATACATAAAGATGTGTGTAACTTGATAACGATGTAAAACTAATAGTACTCGAGCTACCAGTTCCGTTTTGCTTTGCAATTAGTTGCATATCAACCCTTTATTCCGTAGAGCCATGCTTGGCAATTAGCAGACCACTGCTTACTAGAAACTTCGGTAAACATTGAAATTGAAGTAATTGGAGATGTATTATTCCAAAAGACAGAAAAATGATCAGCGTGTCTATCGTTTGAAGCAGGACTTAACGCTCTAACTCCACATAGTTTTTTGCGAGTTGAGTTTGCATAATCCCAAATGTCAATAACATTGCTACCAAACTCAGTCTGTGCAGCACGAGTTCCTAAACCAAAACTGTTATTTGCTGCTTCTCGAAAACTTGAACCAGCAGATCCAGTGGTACTAATAAATTGAAAACCACCATTGTAATAATTTCCAGCAGTGGTATCAGAATTAAATGCTACTTTACAACGAGTGGTACCACTAGTGTCTGTATCTTTAAGCATCGTTATAAGCCGAAGATGTTTATAAGTACCAGGAATTGCTGTAAAGTCCAAGTTTGTTTGAACAGATGTATTTGTTTGATAAGAGATCAAGACCATATCGTCTTTACTTATGCTAGACGCAACAACCCCAAGAATAGGCATTAGGCAATATCTCCTGTTGCGTACCAAGTGTCAGTACCAGCTTTAATCAAAGTCATAACAGAATATTGTGCTCTTGTTTTCGGTTGTGCTGCCGTTGCTCCTGTTGAAAGTAGTGTGACACCGCCAGCACCTTGAACAGTTACTTGCCCAGCACCGATTTGAATTAAATTGACAAGACTGCCAGTAGGAAAAGCCACAGACGAGTTAAGTGGAATTGTGTAGGTTTGTGCAGAAGCATTTGAAGCAGTTACAAGATCATCTTTATCTGTAAGTACAAATGTATATGTTGTTCCTGTTTGTGGATTAACTGCTTCAACACCACCTGATCCTGTAGGACCAGTTGCACCAGTTGGACCAGTTGATCCTGTTGGTCCTGTAGGTCCTGTAGCTCCGGTTGGACCCGTTGCTCCTGTTGCGCCTACATCACCAGTAATTCCTGTTGGACCTGTTGCTCCTACAGGACCGGTAGCACCAGTTGGACCTGTTGCTCCAGCTGCTCCTGCAGTATAAGCGTAGGCAAGAGAGTTCCACGCAGTTGCGCCATCGCCAATCTTAAACTTAGTTGTATCAGTTTCATAACCGATTTCACCTTGCGCAAGTGTTGGATTATTAGATGTCCAATTTGCTGCCGTGTCTCGGCGGTTTTGGAGTCTTGCTGTCATAGTGGCTTCTTTCTCTCTTTGTTAGAAGGTTGTTACTGACGCACCTGCGTCGATTGTATAAGTCCAACTACTTGCGTTAGACAACCCCGCATTGTAGATCACGTCTCCAGTAATACCAGAAGCGTTTGCACCCCCATCGATGTAGTCAACTACTGGATTATCTCCACCTTGTGGACCAGTTGCACCGGTCGGACCTGTTGATCCGCTAGGACCTGTTGCTCCTGTTGCTCCTGATGGACCAGTTGCTCCGCTAGGACCGACTTCTCCTTGTGGACCGGTAGATCCTGTTGCTCCAATCGGACCTGTTGGTCCTTCAGGACCAGTTGCTCCGATTGGTCCGGTAGGACCGGTTGCACCTACATCTCCTTGAATACCTTGCGGACCTGTTGCTCCGACTGGACCGGTTGGTCCGACATCGCCTTGAGGACCAGTTGGACCTTGAGGACCAGTTGCTCCGGTTGATCCGGTTTCACCTTGGATTCCTTGAATACCTTGTATGCCTTGAATTCCTTGCGGACCAGTTGCACCAGTAGGACCTTGCGGACCGGTTGATCCTTGAGGACCAGTAGGACCTGTCGCGCCAACTTCTCCTTGCGGTCCAGTTGCACCGATAGGACCCGTCGGACCACTAGAACCAGTCGGACCAATTTCGCCTTGAGGACCGGTTGATCCAGTTGCACCTGCAGGACCAGACGGACCTGTCGCTCCTGTAGGACCTGTCGGTCCAATTGGGCCAGTTGCACCTGTTAAACCTACATTGATAAGAAGTAATGCAAGCGATTGTGTGTTAAAAAAGTTAGTTGTTCCAGTACCACCTGAAGAATCAAGTACAACTGGGACGCTGCTATATCCACCTAAAATAGTTGCAGTTGCTGTTAACTTAAACTTTTGGAAATTAGTATGAACATCTCGATCTTGAATAATAATAAAATCATCGGTTTTTAGTAGAGCTATAAAGACATCAATGTCATTTCCATTAACATCTAAATGATCTATTAAAAGCGTAGTTGCATTTATCTGAGTTGCATTGTTCCAGCGAATATCTCCTGCACCAGGATCTCCAGATGTTGCAGTTGTATCTGCTGAATAATCAAATAAACTTGTAGAACCACCATTTGCACCTGCAGCACCTTGAGGTCCTGTTGCTCCGGTTGGTCCTTGAATTCCTTGAGGTCCTGATGGACCTGTTGCACCAGCAGGTCCGCTTGCTCCAGTTGGACCTGGAACTGTTGATGCTTCACCTTGTGGTCCTATAGGTCCTGTTGCTCCTGCAGGTCCAGTTGGTCCTGTTGGACCTGCAACCGTTGATGCTGCTCCAGTTGCTCCGGTTGGTCCTGTCGCACCAGTTTCACCTTGCGGACCAGTTGCACCAGTCTCGCCTTGAATTCCTTGAACGCCTTGAATACCTTGAGGTCCTGTTGCTCCAACAGGTCCGGTAGATCCTGTAGATCCTGTTGCGCCGGTTAAACCAGTTGGTCCTGTTGTGCCAATTGGACCTGTCGGACCGGTTGCGCCAGTATCTCCTTGAATTCCCTGCGGACCAGTTGCACCGGTGTCTCCTGTAGGACCTGTTGCACCGATAGGTCCTGTTGATCCGATTGGACCTGTAGCTCCGGTTGGTCCTGTAGGTCCTACTTCACCTTGAGGACCTGTTGCTCCAACTGGTCCAGTTGCACCAATTGGGCCGGTAGATCCTGTTGGTCCAGTTGCTCCTGTATTTCCAGTCGGTCCAGTTGGTCCAGTTGCTCCAACTGGTCCGGTAGAACCTGTAGGACCAGTTGAACCAGTAGAACCAGTTGAACCAGTAGGACCTGTTGGTCCTTGTGCACCTTGAGGACCTGGCGCTGAGATCTCAACTGTGTTATTAGTTTCATTTACGGTGACTTTATTGGCTGCCATTATCGTGTCACCTGCTCTGCAACTGTTAATTGACCTTGGATTAAACGAGAAATGTTTGAACCTGATGTCAATTCAAGATCATAAACATAAAAACCTGATTCAAGCAAACCTGTTTGAGTAGCTGTTGCATTGATTGTAATAGTTCCTGTAGCACCAACAATAGTGATTCCACCATTTGCTGTAGTCAAAGTTAGGTCTGCAGTTGCAGAATTATAGTTCTGGCGTAGCTGCATTGATGCTGTATAGCCTGTTAAATTGACAGGTGTGTTATTAGAATCAGTGTAAACGAGTACAACTGACCACACAGAACCTTGATCTATGGTTGTATTGTAGATACCAGCGGTCATCAATTAGCCTTTTCTGTAGCCCAAATAAGAAATCCGCCTACCGTTACAAAGGCAAGAGGAACTGAGAACATAGCGACCCCGATGGCGACAAGAATTACTCCTGCCAATTCTGTTAATAAAGCAAAGTCAAGTTTTTTCATGATGCTCCTCATACTTGTATTGAGAAATATTTCGCAACTGGTTCTTTAGGTGCAGGAGGTTGTGTTGCTCGGTCATAACCAAAAATGGAAGCAACAGCAGCATCTACTTTTCTTCTAGATGAAGCCTTAGCAACCATGACTCCACGTGATGATTGTTTTGTCACACAGTTAGCCACATGTCGTGCAAGACGTTCATCACCATCGTGTGTAAATGACTGATTGACTACAGCTTCATAGAACTTTTGTGTAGCAGGAACCATACGTTCTGCTGAGTTTGGATACGAAACGCACGGTAAACCATCTTCATCTAGTACCATAAAGGTTCTATTCCATCGTGCAGGATCGAAAACAATCTCTTTTACGTTAAATCTACCGTCTCTGCAAGTGTCAATAATAGTCTTTTCGACTTCTGCAACAGGCACATGCCACGCTTGATCCGCATCAAGTGGTCTTTCCCATAGTCCTACAACCATTAAATGTGGTTTTTCAGAACCTACAAGCCACGCAATTAGTGCTGTAGAGTCGTTAGAAAAGGCTCCGTCGAATGCGAGAATGACGTCTTCACCTTGCATTGGCACTCTGTCCTTGTCAACCAATGCGTCCCAGCTTCCGGTAGGGAGCCAAGCAGTAGCTGTTGAAACAAAGCAGTTAGTTCGCTTAGTTCGAAATTCTGCTTCTGGTGTTCTAAGCACCGAAGACTCAAAATCTTCAGAGTCGACAATGTCGTTAAAACCTGGGTTTGATTCTTCCCACATGAATCGTTCTCGATGATCTGCCTCAACATTCTTTGGTTCCCACCAAGCAAAGAAGAATGACGGATCCTCTAATTCTTTTTTAACTAGTTGCTGTCCGTACTGGTAAAGTGAATAACACAAAGAATCTTGGCCATCAGTCTGAGTTTTTACACCGGCTGTAGTAATACCAAACAACAAAGAATCAGATCTTGCGCCTCCGGCGAGAGACATTACATCCCAAAGTTCACGATTTGGCTGCGCATGAACTTCATCGAAGATCACAAGAGGTGACGGATTGAGACCTTCTTTTGTGTAAGCCTCTGCCGAGAGGACTTTATAGACAGAACCTGTATCTTTATATTCAATTGCATCGCGGTAAAGAGTAAACATTTTAGACAGTTCTTCGTCTAATTCAACCATTCGCTTAGCAGTACCAAACACAATTCGTGCTTGATCTCTATCTGCTGCGCATGAATAGATCTCAGAACCTTGTCCACCTAGTGTTAAACCTGCTAGACCAACAGAAGCACCAAGAGCAGACTTACCATTTTTACGTGCCATGCCAATTAAGGCAATGCGGTGCTTAAATCTACCGTTTTCTTTTCTTGCTAAAGCGTGGTTAAGAAGGTTCTCTTGCCAACTGCGAAAACGAATTAACTCTCCTGCTTGTCCACCTAATGAATCTTTAGTAACGCGACATACTGTTTCAGCAAACTGTTTATAAACAGGACCATCGCCTCTTAATTGATCTTCTTCAGAAACAGGTGTAAGCCACTTAGGAGGCCAAGAATTACTTGGCTCGTTTGGTAGCAATAAGTTGTTCGAGAGCTGTGACACGCTTAACCTCCGCTACGCCTAATTGCGAGCGAGATGTTGGTGTAAATCCTAACGAGGCCAAAGCCTCATGGAAAGATTTACTTAGTGCAACCACAAGCCGCCCGTCTTGTGAGTCACGTGTCGTATTGTAAACTGTTCTTGCAAGATTAAGATCATCTGCCACTCGACAAGCATGATGGACTTGCGTTAAATCACTTACAGGAGAAAGCCAAGTGATTGCACGATCCCATGCTTTTCCCCAAAGCTCTCTACCTTCTAAGCCAAGATCCATAGGAGGAGTCGGAATACCATCGGCCATCGGCAAGACAGTGATCTTCTGAACATCAGGAAGTTTGCGACCGCCTGAATCCGTTGTAGGAGTTCGACCTGTTTTGCGCTTCTGTTCGATAGGTTTGCGTGGACGACCCGCGGTCATCAAATTCCTCCAGTTTGGTCAAATCAATAATTTTGATACTTTGTACGCTCCCATGGCTGCGGGTCTCTCTTTTC